AAACTCATACAGAAGAAACTCTATTAGAGGATAATTCTTCTGGTTCGGATTTAAATGTGGTGCGGCCTGTTTTCTTTTTCCATTCCTCCTTGTTCACGATCTGATGCACACGCTGAAAACTTATCTTATAAATGGCGGCAATTTCTCGGAACGTGCGGCCTTTTTTGACCAGTTCTTTGATTGCCTCGTCGCGACTTTCTCGGAGATAATTAGACATTCACTAGAGTCTAGCGCACTACCCCAAATAAGTCAATACCAAGGGGGATTTTGAGTTATTCACACCCCCCTTTGACAATGCTTGACAAGAACTAGACAAGGGTATATACTCCGTTATGTGAGGTCGCCGAAGGTCGGATGGAACTCACAAGCTCTTTGAAAACTTAATAGGCAGTAATTAACATCGAGGCTCTCACCTCCTTCCTATCCCTCGATGGTAGGGAGGTAAGGGCTAACTAACAAAAATAACAATATGAAAAAGAACGTAAGACACTCTCAGTTTGAGGTAATTGATAAGGAGAACGGAAAGCGCGTTGGATGGGCATGGGGTAAGCCAGCCGCAGAGCGTATCGCTCAGAAGTTCGGACAAGAGAATAAGAATTTTCCTCGCTTCTATTCTCGCAAAATCGTAGTTGAAATCAAATAATATGTCTACCCACTCACTCAGATTCCCACAGATGTATGAAGAAGCACCCCGCGCCTTTTCGTTTGAACAGTTAGAGATAATTGAACAGACGGAAATGGCGTGTGCGAAGGCAGGATGCGACGACGATGGACACAAGTGCTTCATCGTCGATTAAAAAATAAACAACTAACTATGGAAAAGAAAGGAAGAAAGCAAACCATGCCACAAATGCGACTTAGGCGTGCTCAACTAATCGAACTAGGAGATTGGGCAGCCGTACTCAGGATTGAATCCCGAATGAGAAAGTTAGCAGCGAAGTAAAGAAGCGCGTAACGCCCCCAAATCTTAAAAGAGAATAAACAATTAAAATAAATATATGGATGAATTAAACCCAGACATGGCAGCAGCAGAATCACAGATAGAGAGAGATGAAGAGAACGCAATAGTACCCGATCTCACAGACGTAGTAGATCTATCAAAGATTCCGCACACCAACGAATATACTGGCCCAGTCACAGAAACAAAGAGCGATTATCCAGGTAACCGAGGCTACTAATATGTCCTTCTTTGAACACAATGGAGTAATGACAATCAATCAGATTCCCGAGGATATCCAGAACGACATCATGGAGTGTGTACAGAACGTAAAACACTCAGGTGAATTCGATAGTGGAATCAAGGCAGCAGACCGTGTAGAGGCGTTCATCAGTAAGTACAAAAAGGCAGAAAAAGATGCCGCCGAAGAAGAAGCAATCATGGCCGAAGCAAAAGAAGCAGGAATCAGTTACGGTGCAAAAGACCTCAAAGAACTCCGTGAAAACCTAGAGGACGTTGCAGGAAGCTGGAATGGTGAGGACGACTCGTGCATGGGAAGTGGAGTGGCCGGAGGTGACATGATTTCCGAGGAAGACGCAGGAACCGCCCAAGAACTCATTGAAAGAATCGACGCACTAACACCCACTGCTCTCTAATATGGACAACCTCGACGATTACACTAAAGACTTCGCCAAGAAAGACTCAGATCGCAGCCTAGCCCTCGCCAAAGCCATTATTCAAGCAGCAAGTGAGTTGAAGAAGTAATCCAGGCAGTCGTGCGCCAAGATTAACTAATCAAAAATGAACAAATTTAAACCAGTGCGTGTGTTTTTTAACGGAAAGCGACTCAAAGATGTGTACCCATACCCAACTCGATGGGAGCTATTCAAGTACCGTGTAGCGATGTTCTTCCGTAAGCTCGCCATGTGCAGTCTCGCCGGACTCGTCATCTTCACAGGATATAAAGTTGGTCAACACAACCCAGACGTATCATTCACCCGTGAGATAAGTGCCATCGCCGTCCCACCCGCATATGCAGGAGTAACCCTCGAAGAAAAGGTGGAAGAACTCAAGCAAAAGCTAGCCGATGACATGGTCAAGTGTGAAAATCCTACCCATGTCCTCGTAAACCCTGACGACAACAAGGCAGGTACGCTCCCACTCAAAGACAAGGTTTCCATCGGGGATTTCCAATTCAAGCTATCCACGATCCAGCACATGTACAAAACCCTCCACGGTGTAGCTCTCAGTGACCGTGACGCACTCATGCTTGGCCTCGACCCAATAAAAGCCCGTGAACTCGCGATTGAAGCATGGATAGGCATTAAGGGTTCTATCTTCCAGTGGACATGCGCGACCCCAGAAATGGCAGCAACGGTCGAAAATATTAGATTCCTCACAAAATAAATATGGAAAAAACATGGTATTGGAAGTTTACTTGGGGACATGCTGGCTCTCCTGAGAATTGGGCAGCGGGTACACCAGTACGATTCTTAGGAATGTATCTTGGAACATGGTGGAAGGTGGGAAAGGAGAACTACCCCTGGGCGTGCTCATGTGACTACGGCGACCCCAAGACGTGCAAAGCGAAATTACACGGCGACGATTACTGGAAAAACCAATAAATCTATGGAAATCACATCGAAGATAGCAAGCGGTATCATCCTCACCAACGGTAAGGACCTCAATAACGCCATGTTCATCGAACTCAACGGCCTCCAACAACACTACATCCTCACCAAAGCCCAAAACTCCCAAATCCATGACTTCTATGGGACTAATAAACCTGCATGAGCATAGAAAACCCCCAAGAACCCATCCTCACCCCCCAAGACCACCAAAAACTCGATGAGGAAGAAAGAACAATCCAAAGAAACGTAGAAAGAGATCAATTAGCAGCATTAGAATTATCTTTGTGAAAGGTAAAATTACTTTACGAGTGGCAGTAGGTGAATATGAGTTTGTTGAGATTGAATCAGAGGTAACCGGTCAAAGCATCGAAGAATTAAGAAAAACCCGTGACGCCATCAAAGATGAGTTCCGACCCAAACCAATCAATGCAGGAGTGCCCGATAAAGAGTATAATTCGTTCATCGACAACATGCTGCTTGGGGGAGATAACCACATTGATGTGTGGGAAAAACTCTCAGACAAACAGCGTGATTCCGCACAAGTAATTAAACGTGCTTTGAAACGCTTAGAAGCTAAAAACAAAGAACAATAATCAACAACACGTAGCGTAGGAAGAACTATTAAACTAAGCAAAATCAACATGTCTAAAGAAATCGAAGTAGGTGGAAGTAATAAGGTTTACTACAGCATCGTAGGCGGTGTATTCGTAACGAAAGTGCCACAGAGCCACCCAGACGCAAAGGAACGAATCAACAAGCTCGGCAAGCAGGTATTTGAAAGGGAAGTCGGCGGCCTCGAAGGGAAGATTGAGAACATCGAGATTGAGCCATCAGAGTATGGCCCACAGCTCAAAATAACCCTCAGTGCCAACACAGACGGCAAGAACCCTGTTATCGGTATCGGCCTCGAATCGAATAACGGCCGTATTCTCCTAAGAAAACTTCCAGCCGTGGATTTAAAAGAGGATGTGCGATTCATTCCCTATAAGTTCACACCAGAGGGACAAGATGAAGCCAAGAGTGGCCTCAATGTTTTCCAAAATGACCTAAAGATAGGCTCACACTTCTGGGATGATACAAAAAAGGTATTCAAAGAAGGACATCCGACGATTGATTGGGATAAGGCAACTCCCGCACAGAGGAAAATCTACCAGATCGAACGTGATGAGTTCCTCAAGAATTACCTCACCAAGAATATCTTGCCTAAGTTCGCAGATGCCGCACCAAGGTCAGATGTGGGCGACGATGACCACATGAAGGCGATGGATGCCGCTTTCGATGGAGTAACCGACGAACCCGCCTTCTAAATCTATCTAGGAGGCGACAGCGATCTCCAACACTCACTAACGCGTTATCGCCTCCCAAACCAAACTATGAAAACCCTCTCCCAACTAAAAGAAGAAGCTCTCAAAGAGTTTGATGAGAAGATTGGGATTGTGCCAGAAAACGCACTCTTACAAATGAGCGGCAAAGAAACTTGTTTTGTGTGCGGCCATCCAACGGCAGCAGATAAAGTGGTGCAAGATATTCGTGACTTCCTCTCCCGTCACCTCACACTAATTGCGGAGGGGATGGGGGCGGCTGTGGTGCCTGAAGAACGTGAAGGTAAGAAATCCTCGGATTACTCACCTGAAGACCCTCAGTACGCCTACGATGATGGTCACAACGATTGCGTCACCGAAGTCTCTACAAGAATAACTAAGTTCATGAGTTGATATGCTAAAACAAATACCAAACCCAGGAAGTGACGAGGCAATAGATAAAGGCTGCGAATGTCCTGTAATTGATAATGGCCACGGCGACCCTAAATTTGCAGACCCGAGAGGCTTCTGGATAAGTGAGAATTGCCCATTACACGCCTCACCATACAAGTCATGATTACCATACTTACAGTATTTCTTTGGGCGAAAATTACTCCTGATGAGGCGATGTGGCTTCACTTCAATGGTATGGCCGTCGTGACCACCATCATCGCCCTCGCCCAAGACATCACCCTCATCTTATTCCTACATGCTCTGGCGGTATGAAAGAAAAGTTCAAATGTTTTCATGGAGTAATTTGGGGAATCGGATGCTTCGAGTGTTTTCCAACCAAAGAGGCTGAGAGGAAATGGGAAAAAGACCTTTTGGAGCGAGGATTAGTCGGCCCCAAATCACTAACAGAATCACTAAATAGATAATTAATTAACGTATGAATAAACCAGTCTTCCTATGTATTGTGATGCTGAATTTATCAATCTACATCCTTATATTCGGCAACTACCTTCAAGACAAACAACTTGCCTTTTACGAAAAGAGGATTCGCTGTCTTGAATACGGACTGGTCAGCATTCACAGCACTGATCTCTGCTTCGACAGATTCAAATCTCATCTATGAAGAAACGAGTTAAGGCGTGGGGCTCGGAATTTGTAACTAGGCACTATCAAATGAACTTCTATCACACAAAGAGTGCAGCTACAGCGATGTATCTAAACCTAAATCGTGACGGCCGTCCCGATATTATTCAGTACACCATCACCTACGAGGTCGCCCCCACTACCCCTAAAAATATGAAAATCAACTTTGAAATACCTGACGAGGTTACCGTGAAAACGTGGCATTACGTGGGCCTCTGCCTCAACACCATTATTCTGATTATTATTTCAGTGCTCAATGTAATCCGTCTGGCCCACTAATTACAAACTCACTCATCTATATGCAAAAGAAACCAAAGAAGGAAACAAAGTTACAGGAATTGGAGCGACGAATCGTGATGCTTGAGGCGCGCCCACACCCAATGTCCACGACCCCAATTCCTCAGTATGGACTTCCATATCCCGCGCCTTATCACTTCCACGGACAAATGCCCTGTTATCAGAATCCGTGCGTCTGGTGCTAACCCCCCCATCTCACATACCCCTATGAAAGACGAAAAAATATGCGACAAGGTTGTAAATTTCTGTGAAGCAGAGGAGAGAATTGTGTGCGGCGGCGAATACATCAAAATCTGCGACCTCGGGAAAAACGCCAACTTCCAATCTCTTTACCAGTGTAATGGTTGCATGAAAATTAAAGCCCTATGACTACTACAGGTAAATGCTGCTGCGGGGCGAACCCGTACAAACATGAATGGAAATGCGCACGATGGCCTTTTTGCTCCCCCAAGAACACAAAGAAAGAGTGCTGCGGCAGCTGTGCATTTGGAGGCGATTTTGGGATTAGCTCTTGTCAGGATTGCCCCTGTCACAAAACAACAATCGCCCCCAAAGATGAGGGCGAAAGTGTGCGAGAGGTGACGGGCATACAAGAGAGCCTTACCCCCATCATACCACCCTCCAATGAGAGTGAGTGGGAGGGTACAACAATCGCCGTACTTGAGAAAATCCTTAAAGGTAAAGACCCGCTCATCACACTTCGCTCGCATACCCGAAACCTCCTCACCACCCAAAGAACAAACGATAGAAAGGCTGTGATTGAGATGGTGAAGGGGATAAATTGGCGCAACGCAGGACTTGGAAATACGCCATACGACAGCCAAATCATTGAATACTACGAAGCTGCCCTCACATCACTCATAGAGAAGCTAGAGATATGAGCAAACCATCAATCAGATCAGAACTCGCAAGAGACATAAGCAGGGAATATCAAGCCAAACCAGCCGCACAGTACGATGCCACACTAAACGCTCTCAGGTGGCTCGGCCCCCAAATCCCCCACACATTCCACAAATGCTACTCAGACAAACAAGAGAAGCTATTAACAACAAACCAAAAAGAACGAGGCGATCACATTAGAAGCTGGAGCTTAAATGTAGGAAAGTAATATGAGACTCATGGAAATAGCAAGGAAAGGCGGAATGGATTTGGTAGATGTAATCGCCCCCACGAACATTGATGATATATGCCGCGAAGCAAGAAGACAGGGTATACGAGAGGTTGAGGTAGATGAATTTGAAATGCTCACGGCCGCTTATTTCGTCGGAGCAAACTGTGGAAATACAGAATACGGCTCCCAAGCTATAAAAACAGGAAAGGTGGAGATGCTCATGGGTGTAAAACTGATTGAAATATGAAAAAGTCCCGCCCAAAAGTTTGCAGTTGGTGTGAGTCCCGCCCCGTAATAAACCGAGATGAAGATTACAACACATGCCAACCCTGCTTAGATGAAAGAAAGACAGTAAGCCACGTACTGTACAAACTACCTGGTAACCCATGATAAACTAAGGATAATATGGCTCGCCCTAGCGAATTTACAAAGGAAGTGGGGGACAAGGTTTGCCAACAGATAGCAAATGGACTCTCCATGCGATCAGTGTGCGCCCCAGATGAAATGCCAGATATGTCTACAGTATTTAGATGGTTGCGGACTGACGAAGAATTCTGCAAGCAATACGCGCGCGCGACAGAAGAAAGAACTGAGGCTCAGAACGAAATGTTACTTGAATTAGGTGACGAAGCTCAAGAGTTGGCTCAAAACGTTGACCCAAAGGCCGCTAATGCGGTTGTTAGTGCTGTAAAACTAAAGGCAGACAACCTCAAATGGGTAATGTCTAAGATGAAACCAAAGAAATATGGTGATAAACTTGACCTTACGAGTGGTGGAGAGAAACTGCCACAACCAATAATAAATGTTCAGCCTCACAACGGCCACAAAGAAGATAACGAGCCTCAGTAAACGCATTAGAGCGATTCCTGGTGGCACATCTGCGAGTAAGACAATCTCAATCCTTTTGTATTTGATTGCGCGTGCCCAGAGCGATAAGACACCCACGCTAACAAGTGTCGTCGCAGAATCCTTTCCGCACCTTCGCAGAGGTTGTCTGCGCGATTTCCTTAACATTCTAAAGGAGCATAACTACTACAAGGACTCGCGGTGGAGTGAGTCAAACAGTATCTATACCTTTGAAACAGGCTCTCAGATAGAGTTCTTCTCGGTAGATCAACCAGAGAAAGTGCGTGGTGCTCGGCGTGATAGACTTTTTATAAATGAGGCAAACAACGTCCCATTCATGGCCTTCGAGGAACTTGAAGTGCGCACCAAGGAGTTTGTTTTTCTTGATTGGAATCCCACGAACAGCTTTTACTACTATGAGGAGCTGAAAGGTAAACGCTCTGACATTGAGGAGTTAACACTAACGTACCGTGACAATGAAGCACTCTCACCGGAAATCGTCGCCTCAATCGAACAAAGAAAGAACCGCGCGGGATGGTGGAAGGTCTACGGACTCGGCCAACTTGGAGAGGTTGAAGGCAAGATACTCACAGGCTGGCAAATCATTGATTCAATACCTCACGAAGCGCGACTGGAAAGATATGGACTCGACTTTGGATATACCAATGACCCTACAAGTATTGTCGCAATCTATTATTACAATGGGGGATACATTCTTGACGAAATCACCCACGCCAAAGGGCTATCGAACAAACAAATAGCAGACATAATCCTCAATCAACCTAAGAAGGCAATGGTGATAGCTGACAGTGCCGAGCCAAAGAGTATTGACGAGATAAAGAGCTACCAAATCAACGTGCAACCAACCACCAAAGGCCCAGGTTCAGTCCTTCAAAGGATTCAAATGGCCCAAGACCAGCAGATAAGCGTCACCAAGCAGAGTATCAACCTCATCAAAGAGTATAGGAATTACATGTGGCAAACTGATAAAGAGGGCCGCATCATCAACGAACCTGACCACACATGGAGTCATGGTATGGATGCGTTCATGTATGGACTGGCATCACTCGTGCCTCTTATCAAGAGAAAAGAGATGTTCGATGCACTTCCACGTTTCGCACAAAAGGCACGAGAAAATCCCGCCTATTAAGTGTGCTATTATTTTTATATGTCAAAACCCTCTAAAGAAGCTAAAGAGAAGAAAGCACCGACGTTTCATGTGTCACTCCAATTAGATAAGACTATCCTAGAAGGTAAGGGGGCAACAATGCTCGAAGCTATCCGCGCCATGCCAAAGCCGGTCAAGATAACAACTAAGTCAGTCCTGACTATCATAAAGGGTGACAAGAAGCACACCCGCGCTCTCACTATTCCACTGGCAACACGCCTGTTCCGCTATGGTTTCCAACCAATACAGGCCCACCAATTAGAAGTACTTCTCAAATGAAACAATCCGACCAACTAGTTATCAAAGAAAAAGAATACAAGGGGACAAGACTTTTAATTGTAGATACCAGTAAGTCACAGTTCCGTAACATTCCGTGGAGTGATTTAGGTGATTGGGGCAAGCGCAAGGCCGACAATTTCATCGTATTATCAAACAGTAATGAGCTTCGTAAGAAAATCCAACCATGCTACGTCCATTAAGTAATCGCATTGTGGTGCTCCCTGACCCAAAGAAGACGGAGACATCCTTTGGTCTTCTCCTGCCTGAGAATAAGAACGAGCGACCTGTCATCGGGACTGTCGTGGTAGGAAATCACGAGGTGAAAGAAGGCGACCGCATACTCTTTTCCCTCTTTGCCATCGACGAGGTTGAGATTGATGGTGTGAATCACTGCGTAGTTTCAGCTAACGGTGTTCTAGGAGTCTTTACATAATATGAGCGACTTAAACAAGGCGGACGATATCTTTTCATACATCAAGGCTTCTGAGTCGAATTATAAGCGACCAGTTCCTGTGGGGACAAAGGAGTGGAGCATGGTCAACCACATAACTCGGAGTTCTTTGTACCGAGATTCGGATATCGTTGGTAATAAAACGAAGATGACTTTTGTACGCAACATTACAAGGCCGATTCTCAATCTCCAATACCGTACAGAAGATATCGACGTAAAGGATGTTGATATCTATGTGGATGATAAGGAGAAGTTTCACCTCTCTTTCCTCGTAAAGAAGTACCACGATGATGTATTTGTGCAGGAAAATGACCTCGATACGTTCTTTGATAAGCTAAACCAGTCACGCATTGACTACGGTGGTGGCCTCTCAAAGCGCATCCAAGATGGGCGTGAAGTCGTGCCACTCCAATCAATCGTATTCTGCGATCAGACCGACCTACTCTCCGGCCCAATAGGTATCAAACACTACTACTCACCAGACCAGTTGCTCGATATGGGTAAGGTTGGATGGGGAGATGAATCAAAGGGGGCAACTGTGTCACTCAAGGAACTCATCAGACTCTCACGTGAGGAGAAGAAGGATAACAACACTGATGGCTCCACTGCTTCAACACCAGGGCGATACATAGAGATATACGAAGTCCACGGCAATCTACCAAAGCGGTATGCAGACAGACAGGACGACTCAGGTGATTACGAAACACGCTTGTTCATCGTCGCGTTCTATCAAAAAGCTTCAGTAGACGGGCACACAGGAGTGATTCTTTATTCAGCACCTGAGACAGAGTCACCATTCAAACTCTGTCAGCGAACAACGGGAACATTCGGCCGCGCACTCGACTTCGGTGGTGCAGAAGAGCTATTCGACGACCAACTGGGGACGAACTACGCAGAAGTGCTCAAGATACAAATGCTCGACTCAGCTTCCAAGACAATTCTTGGTGCTACAGGCACTAATTCTTCGATAATCGCCCAAAAGAACAACACCAATAGCCTTGAGAATAATGAAATACTCGACCTTGGTGATGGCGACTTGAAACAAATCGACACATTCCCTCGCAACTTCCGACTCTTTGACAACTTCTCGCAAGAAAAAGACATGCACGCTAAGGAGATGGGAGCCGCACAAGACCCACTTCAGGGCGGTGAACCAACAGCCGGAACACCATTTGCCTCACTCCAAGCTCAGATTCAGCAAGGAATGGGCTTACACGATTACCGCCGTGGAATCTTCGCTAAACACATCGAGGAAATCTACAAAGATGACTACATTCCACAGATAATCAAGAAAATCACACAAGGAGCGAAATGGCTCTCAGAACTTTCCCTTGAAGAATTGCAGTACGTAAAGGAGTGTGTTGTGCGAAATGCGGTAAACGAAGAGGCGGTGCGCATGGTACTGGAGGACGGTGAGGACGCTACACCTGAAAAGCTCGATGCATTCAAGCAGAAGGTAACCGAAGACTTCCAAAAGAAAGGCAACAAACACTTCTTGGAAGCCCTCAAGGGAGAATTTAAAGGACTCTCACTTGTCCCCAAGGTATCGGTAGCAGGAAAGTCCAAGAACCTTGGCAAAGCAGCCGATGCGTACGTCAACCTCATCAAGTTTGCCTTTGCTAACCCTATGGGCTTCGCACAAGTCATGCAGATTCCTGGTATGGCGAAGGGTTGGAATCAGGTAGCTGAGTATGCAGGTTTAGACCCACAAGATTTCACCGGAATCGAACAGACGGCACAGAAGATGCAACAGGCAGCTCAACCACAACCTCAGCTCCAACCGTCACCAATTCAGCCAGCACAACCAAACTATGCGTAAGGACGTTCTCCGTGGACTTGCTGATAACACCGAACTCTTTGCGGCCACTAAAGAAGCTGTACTGGAGGCTTTCGCTGAACAACCCTACGCAGAAGGAGCGTCCGATGAGCTATTGGGGCAGATCACACGCGCAAGGATTTCAGGCATCCAAAGGGTCGAGGGTGCTTTCCGTCAGATTGAAGCGTGCAAGACCGCCCCAAAACCACAAGACATACAAAATTCAGTGTATTAAGTGCGTGCTATTATTAAAGCGTTAGTTAAACAATAAAATCAATATGACCGACAAGTTTATCAGTTCAGGAATAGTTGTTGCGATAATTGCGGCACTCGTGTTCTTCTTGGCAATCAACACAAGGCCATCGACGGTAATTGGAAGTGTTGCTCAAACCGAGGAGTACAGCAGGGTAAATATCGCTGCAAGTGCTGCATACGGCGCGACAACTACCCCAAACAGTAATGGAACAACTGGTGGCATTAAGGTTGGTACAGGGGCTTTCGGTTCCGTCATCATCGAAGGTGCGGTGGCTGGAACACTGAACTTCTATGACGCGACGACAACCGATGTCACAAGACGAACAGGTAACAAGGCGACCTCAACCATTCTCCTCGCCTCCCTACCATCCTCTTTAGTTGCTGGAACCTATGTCTTCGATGAGGCAATACAAACAGGCCTCTTCGTAGAGATACTTGGAACAGCACCAACGACAACGGTTACGTTCAGATAATTATTAAGTAAGTAAAATTACATGGCAAGAATTCAAAATGAAGTTCGAGACACAGTTATCGCTAAACTCGGAGTAGTTTCAAAGAAAACAACGAAGGTCGAGCAGGTTGTTCACAAGATTACAAACAAAAAGAAATAAACATGGTTATATCAACAAAGTTATTGGCAAGTATCGTCGGTGTATTGGTGGCGGTTGTTGCCTTTCTCGGAGGGATGTCCCACGAAGGGAATGTGTCAGTCAGTGTTCTTCCTAATCAGACATTCGGAGCAGCAGGAAATGATTTCGGAAGCCGTATTTTTGCGCGTGAGGGCATAACGGCTGGAGGAAGTGTGCTCGCTACTACAAGTGCAGTAGCAACGTACACGCTTGTAGCGTCAGAGTTTGTGAAAACACCACAGGTCATCAATTGGTTGCCAAACTTAAACACAACGTTGTCGATTTCATCGACTTCAACTCTCCCGTACATTCCGAACGTGGGAGACACGGCAGAGGTTTACTTCCGCAATGCCTCAACTACATTGGCCGCGACAATCACGTTTGCCGCAAAAGATGCAGGTGTTGACATTCAGATTGCAGAAGCAACTGGTGGTGATCTCGTTCTGAACGGAACTGACTGGGCGAAAGTGACTCTCATTCGCACAACTCAAAATCTCGTCACCGTCATCTTCGACGAGATGATTCACGGAGATTAAAGTTCTTTGACATTCTGAGCCTTCACAGGCTCGAAGTGGGGGTGGTCT